AGAGAAAGGCATTCCGGCACTTGTCGATAAAAAGGGGAGACAATGGTCAATTGAGGGCTATATCCCAATGGTGATTAAGTCTGTGGCAAATAACGTGGCAAATCAAACGCAATTCGATCGTATGGATAGTTACGGTGTGGACTTAATCGAAATCAGTAGCCATATCGGTGCTCGCCCGGGATGTGCTCCCTATCAGGGCCGTATATTCGACCGTAACGGGAAAAGCAAGAAGTATCCATCATTGGAGAGTACAACATACGGGCAGCCGGCGGGTATATTTGGGATTAACTGCCATCATCACCCTTACCCATACATCCCGGGGGTGAGCGTAAAGCGATATGATCCGTACCCCAAAGAGGAAAATGAAAAAGCTTACGAGCAAAGTCAGCAACAGCGGAAGATGGAACGAGAAATCCGCAAGGCAAAGAACAAGCTTGAAGTGATGCAGCATGTTGGCACAAAAGGAGATATTGCCGCCGCCCGAAAGAAAATACGTGAGAAACAAGCAAACATGCGGGCATTTATCAACGATACTGGCAGAACCCGGCGGTATGACCGGGAACAAATAGCGAAAGGATGACAAATAATGTCTAAATATCGTAAGAAGCCAGTTGTGATTGAAGCAGTGAAGTGGACAGGTGAAAACTGGAAAGAAATTGACGAATTCATCACCACTTATCATGAAACCTATCCAAAAGATGGTGTAATTATGATCGATACTTTAGAAGGAACACATATAGCTAATGTTGGAGATTATATCATTAAGGGCGTGCAAGGTGAGTTCTACCCATGCAAGCCGGATATTTTCGAGCAATCCTACGAGACAACCGAATAGAAGGAGGTGATCCAACATCTCGGAGCCACGCCGTTTATGTGGTAATTCTAGTCGCCAATAGGTGGCCTTTTTAATGCTTAAAAAGGAGTGAAGGCAATGCCTAAGTTTTTACCTTTGAACTTGCAATTCTTTGCAGACGAAGACCAGGCAGGCGGAGAACCAGCGCAAGGGGGTGATCAAACTAATGTAAACACTTCGCTAGCCAATCCAACACCAACGCCGCCGGCACAGCAGACACCGGCAGACCCGGAACCAACCAATCCCGATCCGCCGAAAGTGGATACAAAAGAGATCCGCACAAAAGCACAGGCTGAATTGCTTAAAAAACTTGGCTTTGAAAAGGTAGATGAGCTGCAAGACGTGCTGACGAAATACAAAGAGATCGAGGATGCACAGAAAACGGAAGCCCAAAAACAGGCTGAACGTCTGCAAGATCTCGAAACAAACTTTTCTTCTGTTCGTGATGAAAACGAATCACTAAAAGCACAAATTGCAGCCATGAAAGCAGGGGTGAAGGCGGATGCCGTGGAGGACGCAGTACTGCTTGCAAAACGTTTGGTCACAGATGACGTGGACATGGACGCCGCCATAAAGCAGGTGCTCGAAAAATACCCGCAATTTGGGCAAGAAGCACCGGCACAGCCGCAAGAAACACAACAACCTAAGCCACAGTTTACACAAGGTCAGCACAACCCCAGTCCGCAACAAAGCGAAATGGAGAAATGGTTGGCAGCATTTAAAAAATAAAATTTTTGGAGAGTGATAGAGCATGGCAGTAGCCAATTACGCTGAACTTTACTTACAGGCGTTACAACAAAGATTCGCCGACGCCCTTATGTTTTACGACCTTTATAATACGCCGAACAACGACAATATCAAATGGGTAAATGCAAAAACGGTCCAAATCCCGCATATTGTTGTTGGTGGGTATCAAGATGTTGCTCGTGATGCCGTTGGCGGTTATACTCGCCGCGCTGACAACGCATGGGAAAGCAAGACCTTGCAACACGATCGGGAATTCCGCACGCTTGTTGACCCGACAGATATCGATGAAACAAACCTTGCTTTAAGCATCGCCAATATTACCCGGGTTTTCAATGACGAGGAAAAAATTCCGGAACTTGACAAATACATGGCGTCAAAACTGTACACGGAATTTACCAAATATGGCGGTACTGCATTGACGGATAACATTACGGAATCGAATGTTTTGGGCATGTATGATGAACTGATGTATGAAATGGACGAAGCAGAAGTACCACAAAACGGGCGTATTCTTTATGTGACACCAACGGTTTCAAAAGTGCTGAAAAACGCCGATAAAGTGACTCGTTTCTTGCAAGTGACGGATGCAGGGGGCGCCATTAATCGTAATGTTCGTTCGCTCGACGAAGTCAAAATTGTAACGGTTCCATCTTCCCGGATGAAAACCATCTACAACTTTACGGATGGCGCGATTGCGGACACATCAGCAGCACAAATCAACATGATTCTGGTGCATCCATTATCGATCATCACACCGATGAAATATGAATTTGTGTCTTTGAGTGAACCGAGCGCAGTTACAGGGGGTAAATATCTGTACTACGAACGCGCTTACTGGGATGTATTTGTGCTTGAGCAAAAAGCACCTGGTATTAAGTTTGCGATTACACAGACTACTCAACAGTCAGGGTCTTAATAGAGGAGCTTTACGCTCCTCTTTATTATCGTAAAGGAGGCATAGACAATGGGTGAAATTAGAGTGCGAAAAGAAAACCGCGTCCTAACCATTCCAGAAACACGCCTAGATGTTTATCTGCAAGATGGATATGATCAGATTGATGATGTCGGAAATGTCATTAAAAGGGCAACCGGCGGACGTATGGTCTCACTCGCCGAATATAATCGGCTGCTCGACCGTGTGGCGGAGCTGGAAAATGAACTAGCAGCTCCAAAAGGAACCAAGCAGAAAAAGAGTGAGTGACGATGAAATACATCGATCAGGATTTTTACACGAACGAATACGGCGGAACAGCCATTCAGACCGATAAGTTTACAGAAATCGCCAATGCGGCTGAACGTGTAATTGATCAGGCGACTTTCTTTAGATTGAGCCAAATTGATTTTTCAAAGCAGATTCCGCGGATTCAATGGCTTGTAAAAATGGCAATATCCGCGCAGATGGAGTATTTTTACGAACTAGGCAGCCACACGGAAGCGGGCATGCAGACGGTACAAAGTGCATCAATCGGCGGGTTTAGCTTTACGAATCCGCAGAAGGACAATAAGAAAAACTTATTGCGGTCCGATGTTGCAATGGAATATCTTGCGCAAACAGGGCTGATGTACAACGGCGTGGACGTGCGTGAAACGCCGTTTATTCCCTTTGTGGGACCGTTCAGGGGTGATTACTATCTTTATTAGACCGATTCCACCTATTATGATGCCGCACACCGTACAGCTACATTCTTACACAGGTAGCAGCCGATATGGTGATTCATACGCGGATCCCGTTACGATTACGCATGTTCGCGTTGTCCCGAAATCACAGTTGAAATTCGGGGTTAACGCTGAAACAATCGATTTTGCGTCCATACTGTACATCGACGTGAACACATCGAATCAAGTCGTAGACGGTGTAGAGCAAGACTTAACTATCGTTCCGAAAGAAAAAGATAAGGTAACATTCGATGGCAAAGACTACATCATCAGCAACGCCAACGAACTGCTGGCCGGCGAAACCGTACATCACTACGAATGCGAATTAAATGGGGTGTGATCGGATGATTAAAATGAATGTTTATCTGGGGAGTATCCCCAAAAAGGTAGAGAAAGCGACGGCATATGGACGATTTGTTACGAGCCAGCAGGTGCTAAAAGATAGTAATTACTACATCCCGAAAGATCAGGGCACTCTGGAACGGTCGTCCCTGCAAGCATCCGACCTACAGCGGGGAAAGATCATTTGGGATACGCCATATGCAAGGCGGCTTTACTATCATCCTGAATACAACTTTTCGAAAGACAAGAACCCTCATGCCCGTGGCTTGTGGTTTGAAGAAGCGAAAGCAGTCCGGGGCGGTCAATGGGTGGCAGTAGCGCAGAAAGGGGTTGAAGCTGGCCTTGGCAGAAATTGATCAAGAACTTGATTTTCAGGACCGCATGATCGATGCCATTGAAGCAAATTGTGATTTGTTCGCGCCTATCGATGTTCCAATCATCAAGATCAACGAGGACGGCTCCGGAAGCGGCATTGCCTTTATGCTGACACCAATCGGCGAGGAAACGCGATACTACGATGGCTCCCGCAGCCGGTCATATGCATTTCAGATTACCGCCCGTGATACAGACCAACTGCTGGTCATCAATACGCTGCTAAAGATTAACAAATTCATAGATACGCTCAAAAGTGATGACGTTGTAAGCAGCAATGGAACATTTGAATTTATAAATGCCGTGGTGAGAAGCGTACCAAACATAGTACAAGCTGACACCCACGGCTTTTTATATGTCAGTAATTATGAGGCTGAACTTTTATTAAAGGAGTGAGATGAATGTCTTTTAATCTGAACTACAAGAACAAGTTCGAGATTGATACCAAAGGCAACCTGGATCCGAACCAAATCGACGGCGCAACTTTTGAACCATTGGCCGCCGGAATTTCAAGTGTAACACCATCACCGGGTGACACTACGGACAAT